ATTTAGATTTGACAGGTACTGTTTTACACAAGTTAGATTTTACTGTTGATAAGGATTGCACTTATCCTATCATTCATTCCTCAACTAGAGTTACTGGTGCACAAAAAATGCAAACCGATAAGGCCGGTATTATTGAAGTTTACATTGCAGGAGGAATACCTAATATGGTTAGTGATTGCGGTTTGCCTTATCTAGTTGAAAAAGATAATAAAATTTATATTGTTGGTATGCATAATGCTGGCAATTCTGGTGGTTGTGCTGTTGCTCGAATCCCTCCTTGGCCAAAACAGATTGGAGAGTCTCAAGTTTTCTCTGAACCTACGTTCAATACAACATATGAAAAGAATTTTGATTGGGCTCAACCTACTGTTTATGATACTCGTGGACTTAGAAATGAGTATGAAATTAAAAAGAAGAGTACGAATACTTCTTTTCAATATTCTGTAGGAATGAAAACTAATCTTGTTGCTTCACCGATAGCAAGAGGACTTTTGGTTGATGGAAAATTTACTAAAGCTGACTATCCTATACAGAAAGTTCCTGCAAATACTGTCCCAAAAGATGGTTTTGATCCTATTGAAGAGGCAAAAACAAGATTTCATGGAAGAGTTACCTTTCCTTTAAAAAATCCGGTTACAGGTAATTACATTGATCCTTATGATGATAGATATTGGGAAGGTATTCATCATAAAAATTTTCGCTGGGATAGAGTTCGACCATTATCACTTTCTGAATCTATTAACGGCATGTCTGATTATTTACATATCGGACCTGTTGATCGTACAACATCTTCGGGTTTTGGATTTAAAGAATTTCAGATTAGTTCAGAACAACTTTTTCCTATTGTGGAAAAAACGCCCTCGTATCAAAAATTGGGTATTTGTGATGAACTGAGAGAATTAATTGAAAGAGAAGAAGCTTTATCGGAAGAAGGAATGATAGTTCCTGATATTTCTATTACTACGGCAAAAGATGAGTTGAGAGAAATAGGAAAAGAGAACAAACCTCGTTTGTTTCAAAATGCAAAGAAATCAACTATGATACGTACCAAAATGAATCTTGCTACTTATTTCTCCGAAGTTATGACACATGATGGCTGCGGAGATATTTATATTGGAATTGATCCTCACGGAGTTGACTGGAGACGATTGTACATTAAATTGACGTCAATGGGCGAGGACATAA